TGGAATACGGCGCACCGTTGATCGCGCCGAGAATGCGCATGGCGTCGTCGTACTTCTTGTTCTTGATCGCCTCTTGGAAGCTCTGAATGGCGACGCGCTTCTCCTCATCGGCCTCGCGCTGCACCTGCCCGGAGTTGAACAGGGCGTCGTTGACCGCGTTCCACTGGTCTTGATACTGCCGGCCAAGCCCGGCGACGCCTGACGCAGCGGTGAGTTTGTTGGCCTGCTGGGCGAAATCGTTTTGCGAGTTGGCCGTATCGACGCCGAACTTTGCCGATCGATCGCCTGCTCGGATAGCCATCGCCGTATCGAACGCATCCTTGTACGCCTGGCCGGTCACATCGGCGACATTGCGCGCCGTGGTGTCGTAGATGTCGCCTTCGAGAACGCCGTGGCGGGCATCGCCGAAGGCTCCCGACATGGTGGCACCGTCGGCGAGGTCGCGCCGGCCAATCTGCGCCTGCTTGTTCAACTCCCTGATCTGCGGCTGCAAAATCTGCTCAAGATACGGGTTCATGTCGCCCGCGATCGAGCCAAGCCAGCCGCTTTCGTCGGTGAGCTTCGTCGTGTTGATGTCGGCAGGGTTGAAGCCGGCGACGCTATCGAGCAAGCCGCCCGCCTTGTTGATGCCGAACAACTCGGCCAAGTCCTGATCGGCCATCCAGTTGACGTTGCCGATCGCCTTGTTCTGGCCGTCGGAAAGCGGCGTGTAGAGCGACTCGCCCGGCTTCGAGCCGTAGACATAATTGTCGCCGCTCTTGGTCCAGTCGGTGATCCCCTTTAGCGCATCTTTAGTCGGCGTCTCGATGTAGGCCGGTACGGTGTTGCTGCTGGTTGTCGTGGTTGCCATGGTGTCAGCCTTTGACCACTTCCGCCGCCTTAAGGTCGGCGATCAGAGTTGCGAGGAAGTTTGCGATATCGCCCGCCGTCGCCGTCGAGGCGTCGAGCGTGCGGGTCTTGGTGTAGTTCGTGACGGTGTAGCCGGCCACAACGTCGATGAAGCGCTCGGCGTGCGATGCTTGTTCAATCTCGCGAAACGCCGCCAAGACGAACTTGTCGAACGGGTTTGAGGTGGCGGTGCGCGGCGCGCCAACGGTTACGGGCCTCATCCGATCGATCCCCGCTTCTTGCCGGCTACGCTCACTTCAAGCCCCCACCTGCCAAGCCTAAAATCGCCGCCCAGCACGTTTGAGGTGATGGTCATGCCGAACTGGCGACCTGACACGCGCGCATCCACAAGCTTGTCTGTAGGCTCGCACGGTAGCGTCTCCTCATGCATGATATCGTCCCTCGGATGATCCTTCCCGTAGATATGTACCATGAGTGTGCCCGCCTGGCGCTTGCAGTCGGGGACAAAGCCAAAAATATCAACGGAAGTGTTGTCGCCGTCGATGTCGCTGGGAGCGAGTTCGATCCATGCCGGCAGGATCGTGCCGTCATCGTCATGCGTTTCGTCAACGTCGTGAATGTAGATGGTGCCGTTGAGGCCGAACAGGATCGGGCGCGTTTCACCTGACTGGTATCGAGCATGGGCGCTGCGATCCCATGTCCCGTTCACCCATGCGTAATTGTTGTCGATGCTGACCATCACGTACAGATTTGGTTCGGTCGATCCTTGTGACGGATAGACGAACCACACCTCGTTGTAGGTCGGGTTGTAAAAGGCGAACGTCTTGGTGATGTGTTCCTTGTTGATGCTGCGAAACACATAATCGCGCATGTCCTCTTGGTTCGGGATGTTCTGCACCGATCCGTCGTACATGAAGAAACCGCGCTCGCTCATCCAGAAGGCCGCGCCCTTGTCGGACGTGTGCGCATTCGGCCCGACCAGCCCGCAATTGTCGCCCACCGATCGCGAGGCGTAGGAGGTCGATCCGCCCGTGAATTGGAACATGAAGGCGTTGGTGTCGGACCATACGATGTTGAGGCCACCGCCCAGCCTGCGCCCGCCCATCAAGCGGGTTCCACCTTGCAACTTGCGCTCGTTGGCGCGGTTGGTGTCGCTCGGCGTCCAATCCGTCGGGTCGAGAACATCCGGCCACCTGACCGTCATCGAGTCGAATGTGCCGGCGAGCGTGATGCAGCCCAGCGCCATGACGTAGCGCTCCTCCGTCACGTAGACGTATCGGACTTGCGTCGGCGCACCCGCGATCTGCGCCGGGCGCTGGTTGCCGGTCGAGGTGTCGTAGAGATACAAGCCGCCGTTCATCGGGTTGACGATCAAGTCCTCGCCATAGAGGTCCATCGACCAGTTCGACGGCTCTGTGATGATCGCGGACGCCAGCGAAGCATCCACGCCCCAGCCGCCAATACCCCATCCGCCAACGCCCCAGCCCAACACGTATTCCGGGCTGTCGGAGCCGCAATTGAGTTCGTAGGACGCCAGCACGGAAGCGCCGCCGGTGGTCGAGTCGGTCGAGCTTGCCGGCGCTGAATGCTCGATCGTGTAGCTGTTCACGTCAATGATGGTCGCGACCTCGTATTCCCCGTCGATCGTGATCCCGCCGCCTGCGGTCGCGCCGGAGAATTTGACGATGGTGCCAACCTGCGTGATGCCGTGATTGTTGTCAGTCACCGTCACGGTGTTGTCGCCGCTGACGACGGCGAACGGGTCGGTCGCAAGCGCGATGTTGGTGGCGTCGGTGCGAAAGGGAGTGATCTTGGAGAGCGTGTTTTCGCGCAACAGGTAGAGCGAGCATGCCGTGCCGAACACAAGGCACTGAACGCCGATGAAGGAAGCCCACGCCTTGGCCGTGCGAGCGATGCCGTCGAAGGCTCCGACGGCTGGTGCAAGCTTCGTGGTGCCGCCGATCTTTTCCGGCCTGCCCTTGACGAAACGGACGTGGTTGCAGTCGAGCCAACGGCCCGTCGTAGCGTAATCGCTATCCGACTTGACGATGCCTGGCGGTATCTCGATTGCAACGAACGGCATTAGCGGGCCTTCACTCCGGCGTTTCGGGCGCGAGGATCACAGCGGGATCGAGGCCAAGAGCCTGCACCAAGCCGATAGCGTCAGGATCGTCGCAGTAGACAACCGGACGGTCAGGGGCGAACCAGCGGGCGAAATAGACCGCATTACTGTCGAGGGCGGCCTTGGCTTCGGCCATCTTCCCAGCCGCGATGATGCGGGTCTGCACGATGGATTTCGGCACCACCTGACGAACGGACGGCGCTGGCCGCACGATGATAACGCTCATTGTTCCTGCTCCTGTTCAGCGAACCACGCTTCAGCGCCGATGCCGTCGCTCTCGTCTACGATCCTGTAGGGAACGCCGGCCGGTACGTCTTTGCGCGCGGCCTCTGCAATGTCCCAGCCCTTGCCGGGGATCAGAACGGCCACGCCTCCGTCATCAGTTGGATGGATAATGCGCTGCATCGATCAGTCTCCGTGAATGGCCACATGGGCATACGTCACATCGCGGGCTCCTGCCGAGACGTTTGTGTCCAGGTAGCGGCTGTTGAGCCTTACAGCCGTGGTGGATGGTGCCGTTGAGGCGTGGATGCCAGCGCTGACAGAGGCGAGGCCTGGCCCAGCCATGATCGGAACGTCTACCGTGAACGAAACGGCATAATTCGCGTTTGGCATGGCCGTCGCGAAGTTGACCGTATAGTCCCCAACGCCGTTGTCAGTGATCGATGAGACGTTGAAGCTGTCCCGAATGGCGATGGTTCCGCCGCCATTGAAATTGACCCACGCCTTGGCCATGCCTTGATGCCCATCGACGTACTGTTTAGGGGCAGCGTGCAAGGCGCTTGATGGATTGCCGGATAGCGTGAGCGCTCCGGTCATGACGCCGCCAATCAAAAGCAGCACGTCATCCGACCATGGCACCGAACGCCATGGCCCCCAGTCCGTGGCCGCGATGTTCCGCACCCATATGTTGCGCGAACTGATGCTTGAGTACGGGATGAGGATTTGCGTCAAGCGCGTGTCATTCGTCTTGATGACCAGCGCATGATAGAGGCCTGCGGAGGGCGGCGCGTTGGCGATGGCTCCCGTCGTGAACTCGACGCGATGTTGCCACCCAGCCGTCAGGTACGTGTTCATGTTTGGATCGGTGACGTTCGCCGTGGACAGAGGCACCCACGGCGGCACCAGCATGGATGCTTGCACGGCGGCTTGGATGACTTCCAGCGAGGTCGATGTGACCGCCCGGAAGGCCGTGCCTGTGCACACCACAATCGCGAACGATCCGTCTGGAATGACCAGCGTCGCAGCGCCATTGATGAGTTCGCTTGCGTCGGGGTTGATCGTGACCGCGCCGCCGTTCGCCATGACAAGGCAAACCCACTGGTCGCCAAGCAGGGCGGCGGGCTTGAACGCCAGCGTCAGCGTTGCCGAACATTCAAAAAAGGCCCCATCGTCTGATGGGACCGCTGTGTACCCTGATGCTTTCAGGGCGTACTTCGTTCGAGCGCCCGCGCCGCTGGCCCGCGTCAAGGTGATAGGAACGATATCGGTCCCGTTCGAAGTGACCAGCGCCGATCCGCCTTGCGGGATGACAACGCCCGCGCCCGCGTCGGTCTTGAACGTCACCGTGTAATCGCCGGTGCAGGCGTTCTTGACCATCCAGAAGCCCTTGCGGCCACTGGTCTCAACCGCGACGTTCGCAACCAGCGCGCCGGATAGCAGGATCAGGGACGAAAGTTCCTCGTCTGCGGTAAGCAGAACGTCCGAGCCGGTCAACGTCTTGGCTGTCACCTCGCCAAGCGCTTTTTCGAGGCGGCTGAAATTCCGGTCGGTCACGTCGCCCCAGTTGGTGTCATCGCCGTATGACGACTCGCCTTGGACAAGGTTCACCAGTTGCAGGATTGCACTTATCGTTGCCATTTACCGGGCCTCTCGCCAGTTGAAATCAAGTTCCATGCCGCGCATGTGAAGATCGCCCTCTTTCTTGACCTCCTCGACCTGTGCCATCGCCTTTATCTCGGCGCGGTCCATGGCGTCGTACTCCTTGCGCGCTTCTGCCGCGAACATCAGGCAGGCGCGGCGCAAGAGCGTTGGATAGCGATCGGTGAGGAAGTTGGTGGTGTTGGACGGCGAAAGCCTGTCAGGCGAGCCGTAATAGACGAACCTGCCGGTGTAGGCCATGTCGGCGCGGCTGTTGAATTGCAGCTTTTGGCCGAGGATGGAATAGGCCGTAGGCATGGAGGCCTGCAACACGCCTGCGGTGTCGAGCGCCAGGCTCTCGCGAAAGCGATGTGTGTCGAGCAAGGGCATGTCGTTGATGTAGCCGGGGATCGCCAACTGGATCGGATCGAGGAAGCCGGCTGGGGCTGTGACCTCACTGACCCCTTGGGCTATGGCAAGATCGCCCTCGCGGTGCATTTCGCGGATGCGTATCTTGCTGAAAATCCAAGACTGCGCCTCATCGAGAATGCCGGCACTATCGATGCGCTTGTAG